GCCGCCCGAGCTTGCGTATACGGAGAGAACTTGTTCTCATTTTGCACCGCATTCGTTGCTGCATTTTACGCTGTTCCCTGTCCATCCGGACAACCCATAATGGCTATGAGCGGACCAAGTCCCTCGGGGGGGAACAAGAAGCGTAACTTGCGCAATACCAGTTTCTGCATGCCAAGCCTATATTGTAACGATCAGCTTAAGTTGAAGAACAAAAGAGACACGTTACAAAAGGCTTGGAAAGATTGGCTCGAAATTTTGACTTCTTTATGTGATTTTGGTGTTATTGAAAATGGATTCGAAATACCTAAAGGGAAAAGCACCACGAGCAGTTGCGTCATGCGCATTGCGGTGGATGACGACGACCTCGACGTTTTAAATGGACGAACACGGCACTGGTGGCTGTATCGATTCCTTCGGCGTGTGATTGTACACAATTGGTTCATGATACTATGCACCTTACCATGGGTGATTTATCAGGTGATGACAGGATACTGTTTTCTCTCGGTCATGCACCAGCTTTGCAGGTTGAATTTTGAAGGTTTGTCAGCGCATCACCATGCGATGCCGCTACTCTTCACGTTGTCCTGCATTGGTGTCTATTGCAACCGCTTTTTCGGATGGAAGCAATCTTACATTGTTGTTCGTATAGGTTCGCAAGCTGTCGAACAAGCTATTCGTGAGATTTGGAACGCTGAACAGGAAAAGACGTCCATGACCACTGTTGCTTCTGCTCCTGTGCAGACAAGAGTGGGCAATGAAGGTTGTGACACTGCTAAGAAAATGCCTTCAATAAAGAAAGTCAAATACGTAATTATTTGCAAGTTTGTGACTGCGGCATTGGCAATGAATATCGCAGCACTGCACGAGGAGGAGGATGAGAGTTTTGAAGTGGACGAGGACAGTGCCGCAAAGGTGGATACTGCTGCAGCCGAGGCTGCGGAGAAGGATGACCTGAAACCCATGATGTACAAGCTGCTACGCAGTAGAACATCTCAGGCTCCGCCCAACGAACTGCGCGACTCTGTGATCATTAAGGAGAAAACTGTGTGGCAATTGTTTGAAGAACGACAAAAGGGTGTGAAAGTACAAATGCCTGATGAAGAAAAGTTAATTGATTTTTCAGGTGTTATTCTCGCTCCTGAGGTCATCGAGATCATTCGTGCTCTTGAGCCCAACAAGGAGAATGAAATTAGTGGTGTCCATCGGCACCTGCGTGTACTCAAACATCCTATTACTGGAGAAACACTAAAGATGCCAAATGCTGATACAGAGAAACGACTCATGTTGGCAGCTGAGACTATTGCCGCGCACATGGAAAAGAAAGCAATCGAGCACGTGGCTAAAATTAGCCATTTCAAGCCTCCCGAGAAATGGTCTGAGACGATGAAGGAGGAAATGCCAGAGAAAGCTGAGCAAGCAAGACAAGCAGATGGTGTCATTTCACGCTTTAAACAGCGGGTTCTGAAAGGCTTTAACAAGGCTGGAGAACTGATGTTGCCACTGACTAAGCATGCTCGTTTGATTGGTAACCTTGGGCCCGTTTCTAACATGGAAGATGCAATGTCCGTGGGACCGCTCGAGAATTTGATGAAGGAATGTTACCCACACTTAATCACTAAGAAAATGACTTTGGAGGAATGTGATGACGCAATGAGCAATCTTCTGGAAGACATGATTAAGAAGGGTCTCATTCCAGAGTCCGATGATTACTCTGCAATGGATAGTTCTTGGACGCAATATGATCGTTACCGGCTACGCAAAATTGCTGACACGGTCCTAAAGCCAATACGAGAACATCTGAATATGAAACTGAGAAATTACGATCATGTGCTTGACGCCGCTGAGCGCCAGCAACAGATCAAATGGCGCCTGAAATACATTACCATTTTAATGGATCCAAAACACGCCATTTTATTCTCAGGAGAGCGCATGACATCATTGATGAATCGATGGCTTGTACTTATGCTTGAAGCTGCTGAAGACATTCGTGTCCTTGGTGAAGTAGAAGGTGTAAAAGCAATCAACGCAACACTTGATGGCACGCGCCGCACCACTCAAGGTGATGGTGATGACAATTTGCAGGGCATTATCGCCGGAAGGTATAGAAACCAGGAGGAACGTATTAACAGGTTTGCTGACATGTACAAACTCCTTGAACCTTGCTCCGCAGCAGACGAGAAGACCGATGCCGAAGTTCTTTCTCGTTTTCATATTTGGTGCGGCAAGAAGACAGGATACGTGCACATTGGTAAACTTGAACGCAATATGGGGCGTCTCATTGCTTTTAAGATACCACGTTCCAATCTCCATGATGATGCTACTCAAACCGCATTGACACAGAAAGAGCTGGCAATGATTTGCACCGACGTATGGCAACGTATCATTTCACTTCGGTCGACAATGGTAGTTCGTCACTTCGCGCGTGCAGTATTTATGTATGCCTATGGAAAGCTCAAAGATTCGGACGCAGGCACTGCATACGACGATGATATGAAACGACTTGGACGAGAAGATAATGATCGTTCGTTGCGAGATTGCCTGGATCAAATCAATGAAGTATTAGCTACGGCCACGACCAGTACATGGGCTATGGTTAAGGTCGCACATTTCAAGTCCATTAACAAACTCAACAAACACCAAATTGTGCAAATGCAGGCGGAATGGGAAGCGGCAGACAGCATGTTGAGCATGGCGGAGATTAATGACAAACACGTTCTCTATCCTGCCACGTTCTTCGAAGATTTCCCTATTTCGTCTAATGTATCGAAGGCATTGGGTCTAAGAAAGTCGTGTGTTGATGTG